CTGGTGCAACTAAGGCTGAGATGGTCCAGCCAGGTGCAATGCAAGCTGGAACTGTAACACTATCTAGTCCGAGTGTTGTTGTTAATGTACCTGGGCAAGAAGGCGGGGCTGAAGGTCAAAGACCTAACAGCCCCGGTATGGTGCACACCAGTGGTTCTAGACAAGACGGCTCTGCTCATAAGTTTACTTATGGCAAAGTGTCGATGCCTGGCTAGTCTTTAGCTAGATTCTCAAAGAAAGACAATCCTGGAGTTTCAGAACTCTCTTCCTTTTCTTCTGACCAAGGAGCAGCTTCAACTGGTTCTACTTTTGGAGCAACAGCTTTCGGAGCTTTTGGCTCTTCAACAGTAAGCTCATCAGCCGTAACAGTATTTGCAGTACCACCACCATCTAGTGCTAGTACACGATACAGCTTAGCCTTCAACTCATCATATGACTTGAAGTTTTTAGCATCCACAAGTTCCTGTAGAGACTTCTCTTTATTATAGATTGCCTCTAGTTCCTCATCATCTTCTGACAATGCAGATGGTGAATCAAACTCAGACTTGTCATAGTTACGGTAACCTTCTACCTTACGAATCTTCAAGCGGAAGTTTGTACCTTCCCAAAGATCAAAAGGATTTACTGGTTCCTCATCATCAAACTCAGGCGACATCATATCATTAACTTTGTCAAAGATCCTCTTACCATACTTATAGAGGAATACTTGACCTTCGTTCTCAGGATTTGCAGGATCCTTCACGACATAGATGTTACTGATATAAGATAGACGCCGCTTAGTCTTCTGACGAACAAACGTCTTATCAGCTTCTGTGCCATTGTTCCAGAGCATAGAATTATACTCAGAGACAGGGCATTTTTGGTTTACTGTGGTTAGAGATTTCTCAATAAACCAACCGCCTGGACCTTGGAATCCATGATCCCAGATACGAACAAACGGAACATCTTCACCTTCTGGAGCAGGCAGGAATCGAATGATAGCCATACCATTACCAGACTTATCAACTTCTGGTTTCCAGTAGTCATCTTGTTCACGATTGATGGGAGCATTTAACTTGCTAAGCTCTGATGTTAGCTTCTCAAGTTCGGACTGGCGGTTCTTCTTTAGTGTTGCAAACGACATATATATTTTCTCCTGTTGTATGCGGTGTATACGGTTTATTCAAAGTATTCCATAGTATATAACTTATATAACTTTAAGTCAACTCTATTTATAAAGAAGGGTCGATATTTTTCACATTTTTGTTTTAAGTCATTCCAAATTGGATCACCCTTCAAAGCATCATCCCAATACCAAAAGAATGGTGTAAGTTCATTTAGGATGATAAACGTCTCAACTCCAATATCTTCTCTAAGAATTAATCGAATAAGATACGGGTGAGATTTGTCTGAAACCAAGATGTTAGAATCAAAATCATCTTTCATCTTTTTCAGATCATCTTTATACATATAAGCCATGCTTTGACTTCGTCTCTGCCAATTAACATAAACAGCATGGGTCTCTAAGTTATTAACATCACCTGGCCAGAAATTCATATTACTAAGAATGTTAGCCAGCATAAAGTCGTGTGGGTTTTTTAACTTAGAAAGTTTATGAAAAAAGTATTTGTCACGTCTAGTTTCAAACTTAGACATGTCGAGGTTGTTCAGCTTACCATTATACTTAAACATGTCATAGTCTGAAGTAAAATGTCTCTTCATTGCCATGTATGTTGTAAAGCACTCGTATGGTTTCATATTGGTAACCTTGCTGAACCTTTAACCATATTAAGATCCTCTGCCTCTAATGAGATTTTAGATTTTAATGTTTGGCTACTCTTTATATAAGAAGCAGCTGTTTCAATTTCTACGTTGTTACATTCAACGTAATACATGACTGCATCGAGATAAGGAATTCTCTTCTCTTTTACAATCTTCTCGATCTCAAGTGCAAACTGAGATGGGGTTTTTATTTTAAGCATCATTTGTAAAATATGTGATTATCTATCGTTGCAACTTTTTTGAGAACACTTGCCCATTTGGGTTTAACATAATCTGCATGATAATGCGTTGCTCCTTCTAATAAAGCTGGTAGATGTATTGGCGAAGTGTAGAATACATAATTAACAACTAACAGAGATTCATCGTAAGTTTTTGTACCATCAAAATCCATTATATCTTCTGCCTTACCATCACACCAATATGAAAATTGGCATTTATGTTTAACTGGTACAATACGGTCGTGAGTTTCGTACCACCAAGTATTAATAGGCCCTTGATGTACAACCTCACAAACAGTATCTGGATAACTCTCGTGTTTTGTTCTATTGAGAATAACTATAGCTACTGCTAGCTTCCCTAGTGTTGATTGGTTACCGGCTTCAAATAAAATTGCCTCGAGCATACATTCTCTCTCCTCTACCTCTTCCAGAGTCAAATGAGGAGACGCAAGTGATCCTATATTAGCAAACATTAATATGCCAGCTAGTATTAAACCTATGATTATTTTCATTAAACTACCTGTTGCCAAGGAAAACTAATAATTCTCTTCTTGAACTTTCTCTCTATATTATCGTTTCTTTTCATGACATAGTCAATAGTATTTTTTAACCCAGGAGCTTTTTGTGTCTGAGTATTAATATATGACTTCTGCCTCAGTGGTGATTTAAGATTTATAATAAGCTCTTTATCATCATGCTCGAATAATACATAATCGTATTTATCTCTATCCAAAGCAAAGAAAAATTCCTTATCCCCATGTCTCATTCCAGTGAATTCTGGATCATACCCACCAGACGACCAGAAACATGGTTTGTTTATAAGAAAAATATTAGGATGAGCAACTGTCTTTAGAAGATCCTTTGGGTCATAATAATCGTACTTCTTCTTTGCCTTTTCTATTGTAACATCAACCTTAAATACATAGAAAATATTTTCGTCCAGCTCTTTTTCTATTATACTAGACACTATATCTTCATTTAAGTAACAATCAATATCCATCATTAAATTCCAATGATGTGAGGATCTTATCATTGCAAGATTTCTACACCCATGACTATTGAACCCAATATCGTTAGTTACTTTATACCCATCAATGCTCAACTCTTCTGAAAATGAGGTTAAAATATCTTCAAACAAATTAGAATCATAGTATCCATCATTGACGAACGTCAGATTAATATGACGTTTCAATTCACCAGATAAGTCGTTAAAGAATTTTAACTGGTTAACTAAATGATCTGTTTGACCATAATATGTGATAATTATATTAACATCATTGCCATTCATGTTGGTCACTAATTCTCATCATATTATATTCATTCCACACATGCCCATATTCAGTATCATTAAATGCTGGACCAAACCATGGTCCACCTTCTGTATAATGAATTGCCTTTGGGCTTCTTAGTTTATAATATTGATCTAAACAATTCCAATCCAGTGGTAGCTCACCAATATCCTCATCATCTAACCACTTGAAGTGGTGGAAGTCTAACCCAGGGACATGCTCGTTAAGATACTGAGGTATCAGAATTCTATTCTTAGGATGTTCATTATTGAACACCATCAAGGATGCCCAGTTCTTTCGAGCTGATTTATGTTGAGGTATGCCATCCATTTTTAAATCTTTAAGTGGTATATATTCAGGATGCTTTACAACAGAGACAGCTTTGTCTTCATCTATTTCCTCGAGCAAGCCATACACTGAGTCTAAGAACAAGAAGTCACAGTCTACAAAGACTGAAAATCCTTTAAAATTCTCCATCCACGGAACCCAGAATCTAGTGAATGTAAAATCAGTAGATTGAGGTTCACCATGATCTCTATGATAACTCTTTATATCTTGAGATCTCAGTTTATGAATTATTGGACTTTCACCCCAAAAGTATCTACTGTTACGAAGAATAGAATATCTGCACACTTCGTATGCATCATGTTCTCTCTCCTCGTAACCTATGTAAATTGGGAGTGTTGATGAAAAGCTCATGTTGTTGCTCCAATTCTCTAATTCGCCCTTTAGCTTTATTTCTTATTTGATATGGATCAATATTAAGAAAGTCTGATTCATCAAATTTAGATTTAACAAGTGCCCATGGAAAAGCGCTTTTTGTAATCTTTTTAGATGAGAATGCTATAATGGGCGTACCTACATATCTAGCTGCCCATATTGTACTTCCATGATAACCAATAGCAAGGAATGCTTTTCTATACAAATCAATTACCTCACGAACAGGATTAGTATAATTTGTATGGTAAACTTCCATACCCCACTCTTCTTTGATTATTTTTTCCATTTTTTTAAAGCCATCTTCACCTACAGGATCTTTCCACGTTTTACCTGTCCCACCATAATCCTCTAGTGATTGTTTATGACCTTGAGTTGTATTCATGACAACATATTTCAAATTGTTATCTTGATTTCTTACCTTAGACCACCATAAATTATGAAAGGGTGACTCATCATCATAATTAGTATGATTCCATTTTATTTTTGTACTATATGATTGTGTGAGGTGTACTTTGTGATAATTTATTGGTTTGCATATAGACCAAAGATACTTAAATCTTTCGTCTAATGTTTCAGGATCTTCTTCTTTGTATTTTTCACCACGTTTGTGCATCCAATGTACGTGGAGTGTGACGTCCTGGCAATTCATTTGTGCTATGTTATGAGCATAGCACAAGGGTGATATAATATCTCCATAACCAATTTTACCCTTCCATTCTATAGTAATCATATTATGCTGAGAAACTAGTTCCACACCCACATTGTGATTTCGCCATTGGATTATTTATCTTCAAATAAGACCCACCTAAGTCAGATATAAAATCAATCTCTGATCCAAATAAAAACATTTCACTTGCTTTATCGATTATAAGATTTAGATCAGTCTTCCGACGAGGAGATTGACGTTCTGTATGACCAAGGCATGTTATATCATCACCGTCTGGAACATCATCAGTGAATTCCCAATTGTATGTGAATCCATTGCAACCACCACTGTCGATAGCAAGCATTACATTATCCTTGCCATGATTTTTCATTGCATTTGTTAAATAAGTTTTTGCTGAGTTAGTAATCGTTACTATGTCGCTGTCGTATTTCATAGCCCTAGTGCTTTCATCCGTTTGTAAACCCCTTCAAAGTCTGGTTCGTAAATCTGAATTTTAAATACCAATCTTTCTTCGTTTGAAGTTTTAACATAATGATGTCTCCAGGTATTTAGTAAAGCTGTAGAATAAGTATATTGATAGTCCTCATCCGTCATATACTTATCGTCGGCTTTTGTAAAGTTTACTGGAGTAGAATCATTAACAATAAAATTAATAGATGTTCTAGCTTTATATTTTTTATGTGTTTGGTCACCTATACTAGGATTGTTTGTTCCTGCTTCTGGCTTAACATAATAATCTTCACCATCTCTATGCACAAATTGTGTATAGCCAGGTTTAAATTTAAAGTACCAAGCTGAAGCTAAATCAAACACACAAAATTCTTGCATTAACTCTAACAAATATGGATATTGGAGTATAGGATTATCATCTTTTGGATTCTTAGAAAGACCATCCATTGTATCTGATGGTCTGAACCCTTTTAACTCCCATCCATTCTCTACACCATTAAAAACCTTCTCATTACTATCCTCATGAACCCATGGCCAGAACTTACAAATCATTCTACCATCTGGCTGCATTTTATTAAAATACTCACCAAGAGTTTTTCTGTCGTGTTCATAATCAAAAATGTACATTCTTTCGTCTTTGAAAGGAATGGAATCATTTACCAGCATCAATTACCTCCTTGTGTTGTGGGGCTTACCATGGCCCCACACGTGCTTATTACGTAGCAACCCGGGCGTGACAACTGCAGTTAGTCATTTTTATTTATAAGGATAGTGAGAGGCTTCTGTTGCCAGGTGCCTCCCGAACCCCGTTCTAACTAAGCAGCTAGAGCAAATTGTGCCTTATTATCGTTGGCATCTGAACGTGTGACCTATAAGCGGTCAACCTCGAGACTCCAATTTCCTAATCATCACCAGTCGATCCTATTTCGTCCCCCTCAAAAGTCCACCAGCGAATACCGCCACCACCTCGATGGACTTGTGGTGGAGACGTCGGGTACTGCCCCCGAGTCCTGAATGTCTTTCAGTCCTCTTCAACGCCTCATATCCTTATATATACTACCTTTCGTTTACAAAGTCAACAATATATCCATTCTTCAGCATGTCCCACGGATGCATCTCACCATAAAATTCATTTGCATACCACATCTCATTATGAGGATCAAAATCAAACCAAGGAGACACACCAAATACAACATTTACTCTCTTGTTTATTTGTTTATGAGTACGTTCAATACAATGTGGCTCACCGGTGTCCCAATGATAGATTTTACCAGCTTTCAAAACGCTTGTATGTTTTTCTGTTTTTAATCTTGTAGAAGGATCATCATATATAGGCAGGTTCAATCTGAAATTAACATAATATGGTTCGTCTCTGTGCCAATGTAAGTTACCATGCTTCATAGTAACCACTCTACCACGTACCATTGTTCTGTCAGTAGACTTCATTACGTAACCGAGATACCCCTCAGAACACGAGGGTGTGAGTTTGTTGAATCCTAGACAATCACTATACGTATTCTTACCGACTTGGTTTAGCGCTTTGTCATTGTATCCAGCATTATCGAACCCATCTCGTTTACTATTGAATTCATCTTCCGTAATAATTTCTTGAGCTTTGAGATATCTCCAGGCTGACCCAGGTCCTTCTTTTGACACTCTGTCATAGAACTCTGCTCTGATTTGATGCCCAGCAATGTTTACCCTTTCAAATATTTGACCACCTAATGGACCCGCCCACATATCAAAAGGAAGATTGTATCTCACGTTACCTAAGGTCTGGCAGTTAACATTTATCTTTTGCTTGTAATATGGATTGTATGTAATAGACAACCCACCGTATCTATCACTTCGTTGCTCTCGATGAACAATACTTTCATCATCTATATACCCACTAATTAAGAAGCCGTACCACCCATGAACATCATAGGCATTCTGTACGGCTTCTTTTAGTTTTGGGATATCTAGTTCAACATCATACTCGAGAATGCTTGAAGTGTCGATATCAAACTTCTCTATTTGATCTACCAAATCTGTGTTCTGTAAAATATACGTATCTACAGTGACATTGTCTGGTATATCATTGATGTGAAATTTATGATTAGTCCTTTTCACCCCAAAGTACCGCCCATAATCCCCAAACGATTGCAGCATATGCTGCAATATGCACAACAGGCTGGAACATCAGTGCTACTACTCCCATAGCTACGAGAGCTGCACCGTCCCATGAGGTACGCTCGGCTAGCCGAGCTTTAACCCAATCTACTACGCCCATAATCGTTCCTCCTTTATGTTTGTAGGTGTATTATATAGGTATTCAGAATTCCCCTTGACTGGGATCTCTGACATCCATCACCTTCAAACCCTCTTCATGCCACATATTAATGACTGAAGGCCGGTCTTCGAACACCATAATAGGGTTATAGCCATCAATTCTCATCATATTAAGCATTTCTTTCTTGAGGACAGTATCTTTCCTGTAATCCCTCATACGACGCATGTAGAAAGGAATCAGCCATGAATCATCACCTTGTTTGGCTGTGAGCTCCGGAATATAATGAACTAGAGAGTTTCTAGTATCATTTTCCTCATCACGCATGCGGCCGGTAGAAATAATCATATTATGACCATCAGCTAGTAAAGCATTAAAAATATGCACTACAGGCATGATGGGCTCATCCCAACGCTTTTGCTTAGGATCACGAAAGGCTTTCCAATCCTTCTTACCTCGATATGGATCCAACGGTTTGATAAACTTCAACCGGTGTGAAATATCCAGAAGTGTTCCATCAATGTCAAATATCACGTCCATCGTTTAGTTCCTCAATTAGATAATCTTCGATTACAGTGTTTGCTAAAAAACCCTTACACATATTTTCTATATCAAAGTCATCAGCACACTCTATTACGAACCACTTACCCATACTAAGACTATGCAACTTACCATTACCTAAATTAACATTACCGTTTGCTGTTTTAAAAATAGCCTCAGACTGGATGTCTTTGACACCCTGCCTGAGATTAATCGTCACTCTATATTTTTTAGACAATATATTCTGACCTTGTCGTGATCAGTGGATTGTTAGGAACACCCTTTATATACTGCTCCTCGACCGTCTTCTTATGGACACGAACACCGAAAAGATCGCCGGAGGAGTCTTTCGACTCCTCCGAGTACTCTATGGTGATCCTTTTGATCAACCTAGGCTTCTGCATATTCGATAGCCTTCTCTAGTGCACGATTCTTAAGCTGCTTGTTTGCACCATACCAGTTGGAAGTCAAACGAGCCTCTTCACTACGACCAATCTCATGATCAACCATGTACGTCGTAGCATTGAAAGCCTGCCACCAAGTACCCTTAGCAAACTCTGCACCAGGCTGAGTCTCAAGAATATCGAATGCTCGAATTGCATTCTTCGAAGGCTTACGATCTTTCTCATCCTTCTTGCTGTAGCCAGGGAATACATCGTTGAAGTATTCTTTGACCATATCATCCTTGAAGCTCTTAGTACCAAGGAACTGAGCCATCGTCTTAACTTATCCATCTTGTCTGATGCAAGGCCAAGCATATCTTTTGCAAGGTCAGCATCGAACACACGACGGTGATTCATACGAACACGATTCTTGGAATCAGAGTTCAATGCAACGTTAAGAGTGTTATTGCAGACCACTCGAGTAGGAGTGAACTGAATATCAATTCCACGTCCATAAATATGAGGATTGGAAAAGAGCAAATAAGCCTCGACCTGATCTCCACCGAACAGTTCGAAAGCATCAGTCGACTTAGCTAATGCCCATACCCACTGACCATCTTTCAACGAACCAGCAGTCTCCATCTTCATTGCACCGACATCACAGAAGTCAGCAAAGAACTCAAACGCCTCACTGTTCTGGACTGGATTCCAGTCACCAGTGATGATTGTAAGAGGTTTGCTGTCTGTTTCACGAATCAGCATCTGATGACCAGAATGAATCCGCTTACCTTTAAAATCAGCATACACTGGAGCTTCAATAACATCCCAATCAAGACCGGCTGCTTTTTGAAACTAAGCAGGTGTGAGATCATCCTCAACCTGTACACCAAGACCATGCCAGGGCAATTGCCCAACATAAGCCATCTGGGCTTCTCCATTTACAATTTCTAACTCATGTGACATTTCATATCTCCTGTTTTCTCACTATAATCATTATACACGATTTTCAAGTTCGGACAACTGGATTATTTAACCCACGTCCTCAAATTCAACGATCTCCATGAGCTCGTTGACAAGCTCCCGACCGTAGTCGGTGAACAGGATGCCCTGTTCCCACACCCAGCCCTCAACAGACTGACTGTGGTAAAATGTCTCAGTAGACGTCATCCACCGGAGAGCATTGATACGATTACCGGCACCAAGCTCGATAATCGAAGTGATCCGAGCTTTGAGCTCAGCAACAGCCTCCTGCTCCCGACGAGCCTCCTCATCTT